TGGTGGCTGCCATGAGCAGCATCCGCCGATGGCCCTCTCGGGCAGACAGTTTCGCGGCCTGCGCCGCGCTCAAACCGTCGCGGGCCTCATCGAGAAAGTCGACCTGCACGACTCCATCCGCGGTCCCGCCGTCGACGCTGTCCGCCCCGGTCAAATATTGGATGACGGCGAATGGGAACCCGTCGGACAGTTCATGTTCGGTACCGGCTGGCATCACTGGTTGCAACCAGCAGGCGACGAAGTCCTCTTCGTCGGGCGCTTCGTCGGGCAGCAACGTCACTTGTCGTCGCCCTTGTCGTCGCCGTCGAACTCGATCCCGCCCTTGCCCATCGACCCACCGAAATGCTGCGCCGTCTTCTCCCCCGGCGCGTAGGCATCAGTTGGCGTGTTGCGGCTCAACACCTTCCAGCCCTGTTTCGTCAACACCCTGCGCGGGTCTTTGCCCTTCGAGTCGGCTTTCGTCCCGAACTCCACCCAGTGCGCCCGCCACAAGGTTGATCCCACACGGCCCTTGCCGCGCTTGGATTTCTTCGTGACCCGCACCGACGCCTTGTATTCGGGATCTCCTTGCGGGGACACCGACCGCCAATAGGGAACCACTTCTTCTTCCATGAATTGATTGATGCCGTCATCAACTTCGGCCTGGGCGCGGATCAGCTTCTCCAGCTCGTCGCGGTCGATGCCGAATCGACTGAACGCATCTGAGGCCACCGCTCAGCCTCTTTGCCGTTTGCACATGATCGTCACGTGCGACACCGCACCAGCGAGGTCATACTTCGGCTGCACCGTGCCGTCGATGTGAAACGTCACACCACCTACCGAAAGTTCGTCCCCTGGCTGCGCATTCAGCACGGCATCAACGGGCGGGGCTGTGCATTTCCAGATTTCGGTCGCAACATTCTTCTGACCGTCAACCTCGGTTGTCGCCGCGGGGCGGAAATGACACCCGGCAACCACCGTCTCGCTCCGAGTCGTCGCCTTCGCCCCGAGATAGCCGCGCTCACCCGTGTAGGACACCGACACAAACGAAACCGTCTGCCCACCAAACGAAGCCATCACGGCGACGGAAGAATCCTGAACGGCGCGAACAACGTCGACAATCGAGTGTCCGTGTCAATCAGCCGGTCGGACCACTGGTATTGAACGTCGTCGATCTTCTTCACCACGAGATCCGGTGAATCCCGGGCGCCTTCACGGGCCATCATGTCGACCAGCCGCAACACGCCCTCGCGGAAATCGGCGGCTTCATCTTCGGTGAACCCGTGAGTGATCGTCGCCGCGATGCCCGCATACCGTGATGTCCAACACGCACCGGATTGCTTCACCACGTTGCCCTTGCGGCGCGAAACATCCAAACTGCCGACATCAACGCTGACGCCGACTTCCGACAGTTCGCTCACTTCAACAAGATTCAACGTCGGCAACGACAAGACGCGACCACCAGGGCCGTCAACCTCGATCTCATCGCCTTCACGGACCGGGCTGACATGCCAACCGCAATACCGGCGCGCGGCAGCCAACGCAGACGCCAACAACCGGGCCGTCGCATCGTCATCCGACAACCTGCCGTTAGTGAACGACTCAACATCGGAGGCGTCAAGCTCGGCCATCAGTTGGTCAGAAACGCCGAGACGCTGTAAGTCAGACTGTCGTACAAGTTCAAATCGACAACCTCACCGACGAACGTGTCGTTGTAGTTGTACGGATTCTGCTCCAGCGCAATCACCGGCAACACAGCGTTGTGCAGGGTGCGCACTACGACCTCGCGGGCGGAAGATTAGATCCGTTGCCCATCACCGCAACCGCAGACAACACACCACCCGACGATGTCGAGGTCGATGTAACCACGATCCGCACATAGCGTTTCGTGGGACGCACACCGAACTCCTTGACCACATTGTCATCAGAGCCAGTGAATGTCGGCAGCGACCCCAACACCCGTTCGGTAGCGACCGCCCCATACCCGGAGCCGGAAGAATCCGACTCCTCCACGGTGACCGCATACGAGCCATCCGTGATAGCGCCGCTCAAAACAACGAACTTCACATCACGAAAATTATTGCTGTACAACGCTGTGTCCACGGCGGTGCCATTCGTCGCCGTGTCCGTGGAAATCGTGCCAATCGCGAGAGCCTTCGCCGACACGCTATTACCATGCAAAGTGATAGTCGCCATGAGCGCTACTCGCTTTCAGACTCAGTCGAAGCAACAGCCTTGGCCCGGCGGCGCGGCGACGTCAGCGCGCGCTCCTCACCCGGTGCAGCCGAAGCGGTTTCAGTGAACTTGTGAGCGGTACGCGACGACTCCCGGTCGATGACAGCGACAGCCGGCTCGAAGAACCGTTCCCGGCCCTTCACGGCGGGATCGGAGTCGAGGAACAGCTTCCCCGGGGAAGCGACCACGGTCGCACCACCAACGTCGTAGGCGAACGCCTCACGGACGCGCAAAATCTCAGCCATTTTCGGCGTTCCTTACTTGTGATGGATTGGAGGGATTCCCCGTGCAGCGGGTAGCGCGACCGAGACGGCCGGGCCACCCGCTGCGGGGTTAACCACTTAGGACGCGCTCGCCACATTCAGGACGCGGAAGGCGTTGTCCGACACGCTGTCCGCTCCGCAGCGGTAATGCGCGAACCAGCCACGCTGCCCGGTCGGACGGTTGTTGCTCGTCGAGAACAACTGCGGAATGAACTCGACGGTCAGCCCGATCCGGTCCGCGATCACATAGTTGGAGAAATCTCCAATGATGAGCGCATAGTTGGCGACCGCACCAGAAGTGGTGATCGTGCCGTCCATTGCCTCGGCCTCATATACCGGACGACCCAGCAGTTGGGCGGGACGATCTCCACCGATCCGCTCCCACAACCCGGCACCGCCAGCGGTGTCGAACTGCCGGATCAAGTGGTAGATCAGGTTGTTTCCGAGCCACGACGCATTAGCGCGGTAGCGGGCCGGTAGGGCGCCGTGAACCTTGTACACATCGCCGATGGCGAAAGTGTCATCCGCTGCCGCGGTGACAATCGACGCGCCACCGGCAGACGCCGCCAAAGCGGTCACGATGCCGGTCGGCTGACCCGTACCCGAACCGGTGGCGAACGCAGTCGCCTCCAGCTCGTCCTTGCCGAACGCCAGCAGACGCCCAACCTCCTGGGTGACGTTCGCCTCGTCCTGCAACGCCTCCAGGCTGATCGGCACGAAACCCGACGCCTTGTACACCGGGATCGACGGCTGCGCGAACGTCGTTGTGTCATCCGACACCTGGGCGGCTTCGGCATCCCACGACCACGACACCGCACCCGACGACACACCGTTCCAGGTGTCACCGGTAGCGACCACCTGACGGGCCACCATGCGGATGTCGTTGCGGCTACCCGAGCTGGTGATGATCACCGTCGGATCAAGTTGGAAAGGCACCAGATAGCCGCCAGCCGAATCCGTCAGCGACATTGCGCGGAACTGTTCGACCTCATTCCATGCGCGCATCTCATCCTGCGACAGCGAATTCGCCTGACCGCGAGCATGCTTCGACCACGCCCGCAGATACGCAGGGCTCGACGTGAGCAGCACCTGACGGGCCAGACGCCCATCGGTGGTGTCGTAGCGTTCCACGATGTCCGTCGCCGCAGCACGCACCTTGTCGTTGGCGCCCTGCATCTTCTCGATGGCACTCAAGGCACGGGCACGCAGTTCCCCAGCGACTTCACCGGAGTCACGGCCGAAGGTACGAACCTCCGACAAGTTCCACGGATCACGGAACCGGCAATCCTCCACCGAATCCGGTTCGAGGATCGCGTCACGGTCATAATCCGCGCGCGACCCCTGCGGGGAACCGGGAACGATCCGCAGCCGCGACGAGGCCGGCTGGCCGATCTGCCCGTGAGCGGAACGAACCTTCGCCAGCTCCGCAGCACGCTCCAGCCGCTTTCGGTACTCGTCGACCTCGAAGAACTCGTCACGCAGCTCTTCAAAGTAGGCTTCATCCTCGGGGGTGAGGGTGTTCAGCTCCGCCAGACGTTCCAGCTCGGCGTTGATTTCTTGCAGCCGGTTCACCGACTGCGAGTGAGTGAGAGACGGGCCGCTGCGAGTCTCTTCCTTCTTGTCGTCGCTCATCGCGACTCCTCTCCGGGTACGCCAAATAACCCCTGCACACCAATGGGTGTTCGGGTTCTTCGGATTTAGGTTGAGTGGGTTACTTCGTCGTGCTGCGACGGTCGATGTCGAGCAACACATCACGGGACTTCCGCAACATCACATCAAGTGCACGTTGTCCACGCGTTTTCGACGGGCGCTCACCTACGCACTCGGGGGTGGCTTGCTGCGCGTCGTCGGAATCAGACGGGCGCTCAACTACGGCCAACACCAGTGGCGGTGTCTCGCTGCGCATCCTCATCCTCAGATTGCGCCGCATCCACAAGGAACACGGCGCGAGCGAGCAACTTCCGTTGCTCAGGGTCATCCAAACGACCCAGGTCAATGAATTGAGAACGAATCCCAACCGATGTGTCGGCATACGCCGGCCACACCACCGGGCCGATCTCAGCGACCCGCAGCTCCTTCAATGTGCGGATCGGCAACTCGTCGTCGGGAACATCCCCGTACTGGGTGCGTTCCAGTTCAGCCATCAGGGCGCGTTCATCGCGGATAGGTTTCCCATCCGCATACGTCCACACTTCACGAACCACAGTGAAGCGGAACGACATCCCATTGATCGCGCCCGCCTCGATAGCATCCCGCACGGGCTGCATCAGCCAATTGTCGAACATGCGGGCCACAATGTGCGCCCCGCCATCCGGGGCTAGCTCCGGGTCGGACTCCTCGACGCAACTCACCAAGCGGGCAATGGGAATCGACCCGATCATCGGATGCCGACCGTGGTCGAACTGAACCTTAGGTGGTGTTTCGCGAAACGACCGCTTCATCGCACCCGGGGAAATCTGCTCCCGGAACCGGCCCTCCCACGAATCAATCACGGTAAGCCGGTTGAACACCGCACCGTAGCCGTAGAGGGTTAAACCATCATTCGGCTCATCACCATCGGCGGATTCCCGCAACACGAACGGGGCTTCACGCACCGACTCAAACGGCGGCCGCGCCGCCCTCTGCTCATCGCCGGGTTCGTCAGGGGTCGCCTGTGTCACCGTCATCAGTTCCTCCGGTCTGGTTATCCTGCGGCGCAGGAATGTCAGCGCCCGGTTTCTGAAGCTGCACACTGGTCAACCCGGTGTGCTGAAGTAACCCAATGAAGTCGTTCGCCTCAACCGCGGCCACAGCGGACTCCGGGGTGAACCCAGAAGCAATCAGGGAAGCAATCGTGGTCGCACGGACCTGCTGAATATCCGCCGCGTCCCTCTCATCCTCACGAAGGAACGGCACATCAGTAGCGTCATACCACAGACGCGACGACGAATTCGGTGGCGGCACAATGCGTTGCAACGACCCAGCCAAGTTCTGCCACCACGGATGCGCCGTACCATCCGCCAACCGGCGCCGAGCCTGCGAATAGTTTGAATACGTCGAAGAATCCAAACCCTTACTAAGGCCAACGATTACAGGCGGAACACTCGCCGCCGCAGCAATCCGAACCTCACCACCAGCCCGCAACGCAGCGAACTCAATATCCTTGAAACTCGACCCAACAACCGAAACATCCGCGCCCGGATAAAGATTCAAATTCTTGTAGGCATTCGCCGCACCAGCATGCTTACTGTCAACCAGCTCGGCCCACTTCTTCACCGCCTCGGGATCAGCCCCAATCGTGTGCTTGATCACCATGTTCACAGTCGCGGCGTTATCAAAAAAGCGACCCTGATGCGTCGTCATCGCCTGGTCATTGCGAACCTCACGCAAAACCGGTGTAAGCCACGACATCCCACGATACGGTGCCAGCGGGTCGGGAATCGGCGCGAAATGCGCCACCTCATCCGCCAAGAACCCCACCGGATCATTACCCGAACCAGAACCACCCTCGGTGTACAGGTAGCCGACTTTCTTCCAGCCGACCTGACCGCCACCAACCTCCCCGCGGCCACCACGAACGGCGCG